TCCATCGTGAAATACGGCGAGCCGCTCACGATGGTGGAATCCTTGACAACGGAGAATTCCATGGAGAGGGTGGCAAAATCGTCGCCGATCATGGCGATGTTTTTAGGCGCGCCCAGCTTGATCTGCCAAATGCGCAGATTGACGTATTTGCCATCGACCTGATTGACGCCCTCGAAATGCATGGACTTGAGGGGAGCCGTATTGACCAGGGCCTGGACGTCGTTGCCGGCCACCGGGGTGTAGTCGATGGTGATGGCGTCGCCAGAGATGACACCACCGGTGCTGATGGTACTGGCGATGAGGATGCCGGCCTTGCTTACGGTGTAGTCGCTGGTCGAAATGGTGGTCGCGCCCTTCTTGACCACCGGCGCCACGGTGGTGTTGATGAGGCGATTGGTGGGGATGAATGCGGAGGGATAGATTTTGTGGGCTTCGCCGACAATTGCCGTAGTGGCCAGGATGGCCGTGGTGCCCCACAGCGCCAGGGCAAGATTGGCGGCGGTGATGTCCCGCATGTCGATTTGTCCGGTGACGGTCTGGATGCGCTTGAAGCTGGCGGCCAGGCCACCGGCGGCATCTTGATAATCGGTCAGATCTTTGGTTTCCTCTGAGACGTTCAGGGTCAGGACAGAGGAATTGCCCAGGCGAGTGAATTGCCGGTTGGCGTAGCTGACCGTGGTCGAGTAATCGGCGACGGCGATCTTGCCGGAGAGGATTGAGGCGGACATGATGGCTCCTATGGGGTTGATGTAATGAAGGTCGGCACGACCACGCCGAACGCGAAAAGGGCGACCCCGGATTCGTCGTCCGGCGCAGGGCCGTCGGTGAACCGGGTTGTTCGCCCCGGGGAGATTTCCCACTCCACGAGGGACTGGAGCGCAGCGGTGTAGAGGGATTCGGCCCGCGCCAGGTCCGCAGCGGTGGCGCGGCCTTCGGCGACCAGGACGACGACGTCGACTTCTACGTCGTAGGCCATGACAGCGCCGGGCAGATGGCGCGCGGGAACGGGCCTTGCAAAACGAATGGAGACGGCCACGGGCGGCTGCCCTTCTGAGACCATGTCCACGGTTGCGCGCTGGGTGTAGAGGGGGATGCCGGGCGGGATGAGCGGGCGCAGCCGACTCGCCAGGGCTTCGGGGATGGTGTAGATCATGTCATCCCTCGACGTAGAGTCGCCCCACACGGGCCAGGGTCTTGTTTACATTGCTCGTGGTGGCAACTACCTCGATTTGGTAGTCGCAGCCCGCCACTCCTCCCTTCACCGGGAGGAGCACATCGGCCCCCACGATTGTGGCCACGCCGTTGATGATTTGCTCCGGCGTCGCGTCGGCCCCGTCGAGCACCTTGACAGTGGTTGACGACACGGCCACGAGGGCCTCTCCCGTAGCAAGCTCATCCAAAAATTCAAAGGCAAGTACGAGTTTTTCGCTGACCCGCTTGTTGCCAAAGCGATCAATGAGCATACGATCTCCCGGAAACCGCGAAAACGCGACGGCGGGTGACCGCAAAATTCCTGCGGCGGCCAACGGCGAAGCGCTTATCTTTTACGAGCGCCACGGCGGCGAGATCATGCAGAGTTGCGCTACCGGTAGCGGTAGCGGAACCGATTGCCGCAAGGGGAATCTGGACCGCAAAGGCGCCAGCCCCCATGGCTTGCACGAATCCAGAAGCCGTCAGAGAAACGGCCACCTGTACCGTGCCAATGCCTGTAGCCTGGGCCGCGCCGGAGGCTGACACAGCGCCGGCACTTCCGCCCGTGAGCGTAGCGGCACCGCTGGCGCTGGACGCACCGGCGGCGGTCAGCGAGACGCTGACAACCAGGGCGGCCGCACCATCGGCATGGGCAGAGCCAGCCGCCGCGATTTGACCAGCCCCTGTGAGGGTTGCGGTGGCACTGCCGGCGGCTTGCGCCGCTCCACTCGCCAACATGCTCAAGTGCGCGGCGAGGGTCGCATTTCCGGAAGCCTGCGCGGCTCCGGACGCCTGGAGCAGCACGGATGCCGAAATCCCAGCCGCAGCGGCGGCTTGTGCAAGCCCGGCCGCTGATAGGGTGACGGTAGCGCTAGGATTGGCCGCAGCGGAGACGACCGAGAATCCTGCGGCAGAGAGGGGCACCGCGGCGGTGATGCCGGCCGTCCCGCCGGCAAGGGCGACACCGACGCCGGACAGGGCTACCTGAGCCGACAGGCCGGCGCTGCCGCCGGCCTGCGCGGCGCCGGAGGCCGACGCGGGGAGCGACCCACCACTGCCAAGGAAGAAGAAGCTGCGGCGTGCCCGGCGCTTGAAGAGCCGCAAGGGGTCACAGGCCAGGAGGCATGCCGCGCCGTCGGTGATGCGGTAGGGCAGGATGCCCGCCGCGTAGACGTGCCCAGGGAACGGGTATGCCCCACCCGCCATGCCGCCAACGTGGGCGCGCATGGTGGAGATGGTGCTGGCGTTGACGGTAATGGTGCCCGCAGGCGTGCCGGATCCGGTGAGCCAGCCCGGCGGACGGCCGATAGCCCGGGCGCTGGTCTCTATTTTTGTGCCGGACTTCCATCTTGCGAGGATGAGCGTCGGACTGCGGGTACTGAATCCAGGCGTAACGTCGTTGGTGGTGGCCCAGCCGGTGGCGGAGGTGGTGGCAATGAGCGGACGCACCTTGCCTGTCGAGGGGAAGACATCAAGGGCGATGTGCCCACCGGTGCCGTTGTCGATCCGCAGCGCCCCCCGCTCCGTGGCGTCGGCGAGGCTGGTGAATTCGACCAGGGCGAACAGGGTGCATTCGCTGTAGCCCACTAGGCTGACCGCACCATCTGCCCCCCACGCACCGGATTCCGTGGTTGCCGATCCATTGCATAGCACGGACAGCCCCAACCTTCCAGAGGACCGCGATGCTTGCCCGAGGCTGGAGAGGTGGGCGCCGCCAACGGCATCACGCATGCCGGCGGAACCCGCGACAGTCCAGAGATGTTCGGCCCGCCATTGGGGGTCAGGACGGGCCGGCCCCGGGGGGACGCCAGCCCAGAGGCTGCGGGAGGGCAGGATCAGGGCCGGCATGGTTCAGGGTGCCGGGGCGTCTGCGAAGGGGGTGACCTTGAGCACCCACCCCGCGCTGATGGTCTGGCCGGTACCGCTGTTGTGCAGGTAGTAATCGGCCTTCCAGGGCACATCTTCCGCCAGGAGTTCGATGGTCTGCGCGGTGGTGACGTTGTTGACGACAAACGCGCCGACATAGACCGTGGGGCGAGTGGCTTCTGGGATTTCGCCGTCGGCGGTGCCGTCGATGTCGAGGGGTCTGGCGTAGAGCGAGACGACGGTATTTTCCGTGGGCGCGACGGAGAAGGTGATCGTCAGCACGAACTTGGCGTCGCGGTAGCTGCTGCCATCGACGAAAATGTCATACCCGGCATCGTCGGCTTGGGCCAGGGCATTGTTGGCGATGGAGGCGCCACTGGATTCCAGCGTCTTGGGGGTGCCTTTGATGAGGATGCGTTCGTTGGCCATGATTAGCCTAGGGTCATCCGCCCTTCGGCGATGTTGATGGCATCGCTGATGGCGTCGTAGTGGATGGGGTCGGGGTGCTCACCCAACTGCTTGAGGGCGGCGGCATGACCGGGCGCGATGATGCTGTGCGCGGACATGAGGTCGAGCAGGCCGCGAACGGTCGGGCTCCCCATGTCCAACCCGCCAGCCTTGAGCCAGGAGACACCGCGGCATATGGCGCCGTGGTAGGGTTGCGCCGCTGTCGGCAGGGTTTCGGGCGCGCCGAGGTTTTCCAGGGCCGTCAAAAGGGCATCGCCTTCGACGGGCCCCAGAGCAGCCAGGACACCACGCTCCGTCACCATGTTTTCGACGAGGCGCACTCTGCCCACGCTGAGAATGGCTGCAATCTGAACGTCATTGCGGACGGCCAGGAACGGGGCCAATGCGGCGATTTCCTCGGTCGAGAGCGGGCGACCGACAACGCTTTCGAGGGCGGATTGCTGGTCAGGTGTCATGTCACTGTCCGTTCAGGGCTGCGGATACGTCATCCAGGGTGACCGGCCCCAACAGGACGCGCTTGAGGGCAGTGACGCTGCCTTCGGTGGCATTTGCGCCCCCGAAGATCATTTCGAAGCGACTGGCAAATTCGGTGGCGGCGTTGAGCACGGCATCCCGATCCGCGGCGACGGCCCAGATGTCAGAGACGGCGCGACGAATCTTGAGGCGAGAGAAGTCAAGGGGGGAAAAGTCCAGCATGAGTTTCCAGGCGTCCCGCTTGCCGGCGGTGGCCCCGTCGAAATTGGTGATGTTCATGGCTTCGAAGAGGTCGCGGGCTGGCATGGCTTCGCGCCATGCCTTTGTCGACGTGGCGGTGTTGTAGTAGGCCTGGATGCACGTATCATTGCGGACGACACGGCAGGCAGTCAGCCCAGCATCGGTTTCGGCCGCGACGGCGGCGGCAAAGGTGGCGCGCTGCGCATGGGTCATGTCGGCGACAGCCAGGGATGAAGTCAGGGCCAGCACCAGGGCAATCAGGATTGAACGCATGGGGCGCCTCGCTTAGTTGTCGATCTGGAACGAGAGTTGGCCGGCGGAAAATGAGACCGTGAAGCCGGCGCCGGAGACATTGAGGGAGCTGGACAGGGCAATGCAGACCCATCGATTTCCGGACGACACCGCGTCCATCAGGCCGACGGACTGAATCGTTCCCCATGCCGCGGTACTGGTGCTCCATGTAATGGCGCTGTTGTTGCTCGTTGTTCCCCCCGTCCCGGAACTGGCTACGGTGCTGCCGGCGGATTGCGTTCCTGCCCAGGCTGCCAGACTGGCGGTGGCCGGCTGGCGGGCGTAGCCGGTCGCGGAGGTGGAAACTTCCGTACCGGGGCCAGCGTCGGTGCAGGCATCGGTAAATAGCGCGACGTACCAGGTGGCCGGGGTGCCAATGGCCTGCCCACGGAGGAGCGCATCAACCAGTTTGTTTTCGGCGTAGTCGGTGAGCGCACCAGCCGTCGCGGATTGGGGGTACATGCCGCCAATAAGTGCCGCGGCAAAGAGCATCGTGGCAGCAAGTGTGGTGCGAAGGGATTTCATGGAGGGCTCCTAGAATTGCTTGGCGAGGGGGGCGACGGCTTCGAGGCCATCGTCCGTTGCTAGTGGCACATCACGGACGAGGTAGTCGGTGCGGCCGATGGTGATGCGGTCGCCCTTCTTGATGCTCGGGAAGGTGGCGATGGGGTAGCGGAGGGTGTAGTCGGTGACGGCCAGGGTGCCGCCGAAGGTGTCGCGGCCGGGTTGATTGAGTAGGGCGAGACCGACCACCGGCTTGCCGCCTGCGGCCGGCTGGTGGGTAACCTGTTCGGCGCCCATGTCGGCGTCGAACAGGTCGGACTCGATGTCGCCCAAGACGCTCATCAGGTGGCCGACGGGACGTGGTGGCCGAGTTTGATGCGAACGGTAGCGTCACCAGCCAGGGCGGCCGATACGCAGATGCCGACGCACTGCTGGGCGGTCACGGTCTTGTTGACGACCTTGTTCGCCGAATCCCAGAAGACGCGGTCGCCTGCCGATACAGCAAGGCCGGCGGTCTTGGCGATATCGACCACACCTTCGCAGATGAAGGCACCGTCGGCATTGGCCGCGACATCATTGACGGCAACGCCGAAGAGGCCGGTGCCGAATTGAAAACCGATGCCGGCAGAGACGGCAGCGGTGGGCTTGAGGGTGAGGACATCACCCGTTTGCACAAAACCTTTCATGATCTTCTCCTATCTGGGCCGGACTTTACGGCCCGTTGTCAGGCTGCTGGGTTAGTTCGGGTTCTTGGCCAGACCGCGCCAATCGAGGGCCTTGACGCCGGCGTCCATGCGGACCTTGAATTCGACGCCGTCGACCGTCCATCCGCCCTGCTGCTCCAGGGTCGGCGCGGTCTGGCCGTCGAGGTAGGCGACCTCGATGGTGTCGAATTGGTTGGGGTTGGCGACGCCGAACCAGTTGCTGGCAGAACTCGCGTCGAGGCGAGCGTCGGCGATGACTTCAAAGGCGCCGCGCATCCAGTTGGGCGCGGTGTTGGCCTTGGAGCCGCTGGCCACTTCAAACTCGGAGTTCGCTACCTGCATGGCGGTGCCCTTGAGAGCGCGCGGCACGATGAGGTAGGCCAGACCGATGTTCAGGGTGTTGCCGGTGGCGTCTTTCTGCTTGGCCATGGAGGCATCCAGCGCGTCGACGCTGGCGGTGCCGAGAGCGGCGGCGGTCAGCAGGTTGGCGTGGGTGGCATGGAAGAGTGCCACGCCGTCGCTCATGGTCGGGTTTCCGGTGAGGACGGCATAGACCAGGTTGCCGACGGTGCGGATGGCCGCGCGGCCCATCTTGTTCGGCAGGCGGGTGAAGACGTCGAGGTCGTCGTTGACGATGGCCTGGCGGGTGATGGAGAAGAGGCTACCGTAGGTGGCGAGTTGGATGGTTTCGCCGCGGTCGCCGATGGTGGCGTACTTGTATTCGGCGCCCGGCTCGACCACGTTGAGGCTGGGGAAGGTGTTGAGATCGACGCGCTTGGCAGCCTTGAAGTCGGGCAGGTTGCCGACACTGGTCCAGCGCTGGAAGGTTTCGTCGGCCTCGTCGTAGCCCTTGAGCATGGACTTGGTGGCGACGTCGGCGAGCAGGTTGGTGAAGTCGCTGGTGCCGTGGGTGAAGGCGGCAGCAACGACGGACATCTTGTCCATGCCCTTGGTGCTGATGTTCTTGCGGTGCAACGACGCACGGGCCAGCTCCATGAGGGAATAGCCGCGGAATTCGTTGGTGCTGTCGTTGGCGGTGAGGCCGGCGCGGATCATCATGCCGGAAGCCACGGCAGCCTTGAACTTGTCGTGCTCATCTTCGATGGTCATGACCAGGCCGCCGCCCAGGGGCTGCGCATCGCGACCCATGGAGGTGAGAATCTTGGCGCGGAAGGTTTCGACGGACACGGCCGGGTCATCCAGGGCCGCGTTGGTCAGGGCGGCCAGGTCGGCGCGCTGCATGAAGGGCTTGGCGATGGCCTTGATGGTGTTGCGGCGGGTGGCTTCCTGCTGCAGGGCCTGGGCCTTGACGTCATCGACGTCAATGCTCAGGGCCGCGGAAAACTCGTCGCTGGCGTTGGGTTTGGCGGCGTTGGGTTCGGCCGCCGGCGGGGTGACTTTTTCAGTCATGGCGTTTCCTTTCGGATCGGGTTGAGCGGCGGCAGCCGCGGGGTGATTCACTACCCGGCCTGCGGGTGGCGTGAAACGGGCGCTGAAACTGGCGGCCATGCTGGCGGCCATGGGGATGGAGGCGACGGTGTGGTCGGCAAAGCCAGCGGCGACGGCTTCTTCCGCCGTGTACCAGTGGTCAGCGCCGTCGGTGAGTAGGGCGAGGATGTCTTCCTGGCTGGTGGCGTCGCTGCGTTGGTAGGCGGTGGCCATGGCCTTGGCAAAGCGGTCGAGGACGTCGGCGGTTTCGCGGAGGGCTGCGGAGTTGCCCATGGCAACGGTCCACGGTGCGTGGATCATCAGTAGCGCGTTGTCGGCGATTTCGACGGTGTCGCCGGCCATGGCGATGAGGCTGGCGATGGAGGCGGCCAGGGCGTCGACGCTGGTGGTGACGGTTGCCTTGTGGCGCTTCAGGGCGTTGTAGATGGCCAGGCCGTCAGGTACGCTGCCGCCGACTGAGTTGATGCGCACGGTGAGGTTGGCGACGTCGAGGGCATTGATTTCGTCAACGAACTTCTTGGCGGTGACGGATTCTTCGTTCCATGACTGTCCAATGTCGCCATAGATGAAGACCTCGGCGGACTTGGGGCCGCGGGCCTGGATGGTGTACCACTCGCTCATGGCAGGGGGTCTCCGGGGTTGGGTTGGGGCGCGGCGGGCGGCTTGTCCGCAGGCGATTCGAGCCCTGCGTCCTTTTTCTGGCGCTGCCATTTGGCCTGCTGGTCGAGGACGTCCTTGGGGTTGGCGCCGCGACGGCGGATGATTTCCGGCCCGCTCATATAGGCGCGGTCTTCCATCGCAGAGAACGCCTCGGCTTCTTTGAGGGGGTCGATCCACGGCATCTGTTGGCCAATGAACAGGGCGTCGTCAAGGCTGCCGGGCATAAGGTCGAGCGGCACTTCGATGGCCCCGGATACCTGTGCCAATGCGACGAAGCGTTCCCACAGTGGGCGAACGAACTGGGCGGCAAAGGCTTCGGCCAGGGCCTGGTAGTTGACCCACTGTTCAACAAGCTCCTGGCGCTGGGCGCTATAGGTGCCGTTGTAGTTGCGCGACAGGCTTGAGTAGCTGGCGCCGACGCCAGCCGCCGCGGCCCGTAGCTGGCCGTCGCGGTAGGTCTGCAGGTTGGGGTTGGGTCGATTGGTGTCGATGGTGCCGATTTCTTCGCCCAAGCCCAGGTCGTCAAAGATCATTCCGGGCTGAAAGCGGAGGTCGCGGGGTTTTTTGTTGCCGGATTCGTCGACCTGTGGCTCGTACATGTCCGGCGCGCCCTTTTTGATGTAGGCGGCCATGGAGGCGGCGACCTTGGCGGCGACGCGCTCGGATTCTTCGTAGTCCTTGAGGTCTTCCAGCCGCGTGATGACGCTGGCCATGACCGACACGCCGCGGCTTTGTCCGATGCGGTCGGCGAGCTTGAGGTGAATCATCCGGTCGGCGGGCACCGTCTTGAGGTCGGACGGCCGCTGCCACAGGAATTTGTCGCCGGGGTGGGTCTTGTAAACGCGATACGCGACGGCCTGCCCCCAGGCGTTGCGGATGATGCCGCCCATGCCGTCCTTGATGGCGATCTCGTTCTCGGTGGGCACCATGTCGGGCTCAAGGAGTTCGATGGAGAGCGGGACGCGGGTTCGGTGGTCGAGGGTAGGCACTATGCCTTCGAGCAGTTGGGCGAAGGCTTCGCCATCCCGCAGCCAGGTGCGGCAGGCCAAGCGCTGGCAAGCGGCCATGTTGTGCTGGTAGGTGACCTCGGGGAAGCGGCAGAAGTCGCGCCAGAGATCGATGAGTTGCTGCGCCAGGACTTCGTCGATTTCGCCCGTGATACGACGCGGCTGGGGTTCGATGCCGATGCCGCCGGGGCCGACGATGTTGTTGACCATGATGGTCAGGGCGCCGTGGGCGAGGTCGTGGTTCTGGTCGAGATCGCGGGCTTGGGCGCGAATGGGGCGCGCTTCGTTGCGGGCCAGCAGATCGCCGCTGGTGTGGTCTTTGGAGAAGCGACGCAGGCGGCTCGGCTTGGCGGCCTCATAGGCGGCCAGGATGTTGCGCTGCCGGACGCGATTGACGGCGGCGCCGGGCGCAATATAGGCGATGAAGCGGTCGATGACGTTCACGAGAAGTCAGCGACCGAATAACGCGGCCCGCCGATGCCGGATGCCTGGTTGGATTCTGCCTGCACTCGCCGCTCAAGGTTGGCGCGTTCGCGGCGGACTTCGGCGAGATTGGCGCGGGTCAGGGAGCGGTCGCCGATGGTGGCGGACTGCCCCTTGAGGATCTTGGCCTCGGCTTCGAGGTATAGGGCGAGAAGGTCTGAGGCTGCACTCATGCCACCGAATATGCCGGATTGCGCTTCCGATTCCTTCCCAAGAAACCGGAATATCAGCGGCGAACGATGGCGTAGAGCTGTGACTTTCCAATGCCGAACTTGCGGCAGATTTCGTCCCGGTTGCGTCCGTTGAATTCGGCGCGGATCGCCGCGTCCCGCAGTTCCCTATCTTCTGCAGGGATGTAGTGCTCCATGCCGCCGCGCAGGCGCTGCAGTCCGCCGAACAAGGCCCGCGCCATGTCGCGGGCACTGTGTTCGGTGTAGCCTAGTTCGACCAGTACGGCGCGGATGTCACTTATCCAGGATTCTTTGGTTTCTGTCGCACAACTCATAGCCTCGATGACCACTCGTCACGGCCGAGTGTGCGGAATGGATCGCTGCGCTTCGGCCTTGGGTTGGCCTCCTGGGTGGCCGGCCGCTCGTTGGCGGCGGGCTCGGTTTTTGTGGGCGCGGATGCCAGCAGGCGCGCTTCGAGACGATCCCAGTCGGCACGGGTGTAGCGGTGCAGGCGCAGCTCGGGGTGGTGGGTGGCAGCGTATGAATAGACCCAGGTGTCAAGGGGCTCGTTACGGGCGCCGCGGCGTTTCTCGAAGCGGTTTTTGCTGGGGTTGTAGGATTCGCTGACCAAGCCGGCGAAGTATTCCGGCGGGAGTTGGTCGCTGAAATGAACGAGGCGGGCATCCGGAGCCTTGTCGGCGTCGGTGGACAGGCGGCTGTAGAGCAGGTGCTTGATGCCGACGGTGCCAACGTGCTGGATGAGGACGCCGCGCTTGTCGTAGCGGCCGCGCCAGTCGACGTCTTGCATCTTGCCTTTGGACAAGACCGGTGCGTTGTTGGGGACGGCGCCGAAGATGGCGAGCGGGCGGCGCACGCGGCGGTCGCGGACGAAGGCCTTGACGGCTTCTGTGCGGTGGCCGCCGGCGTCGATGCAGCAGGCCTCGACCTTGATAAATCCGCCTGTGGCACTGGGGATTGGCGTATTGAGGAGGTCGACCAGGGCTTGCCAGACGGTTTCGTCGGCGGGGTCGCCCATGAGTTCGACGTAGTCCAGGGTCCAGGCAGCGAGGCCGCGGCCCCATCCGGTGATATGGACGGCGAGGCGGTTGTCCTGGGTGTCGACGCCGGCGGTGGCCACCAGGGCGCCGACGGGGGCCAGGCGCAGGGCGTAGCCTTCGGCGCGGTCGGCGATGATGTTGTGCTTGACGGCGCGCATGGCCGGGTCTTCCCAGGATTCGGCAAGACGGTCGTTGATGAAGGTTTTGAGGCGGGCCGGGTCGGCTTGGGCGTCGAGCCAGCGCTCGACGAGGTCGGCCCAGCGGGGGCCGAGGCCGATCTGGTAGTAGAGGGCGTTGATGTGGTAGCCGCGGATCTTGGCGCCCGGGGCTTCGGCGACCCAGCGGCCGGCGGCGATCATGGCGGTCTTGTGGTGCTCTTCGATGAGGGCGCCGCATTCGCGGCAGACGTAGGCCACCGCCGTGCCGCCCGGCCCCCAGCGCAGGCCAGCCCATTCGAGGGGCTGCTCTTCGCCGCAGTGGGGGCATGGGACGTAGTAGCGCCGGCGGTCCGACTTTTCGTAGAGGGCCTCGATGCGGGATAGGCCGCGGATTTGCGGGGTGCTGATGTAAAGGCGCTTGTACGTGGCCGGGAAGGCGCTGGTGCGGCCGTCGAGCATTTCGACCGGGTCGTCGCCGCCGATGAGGTTGGCGGCGAATTCGTCCAGCTCATCGACGATGAGGGTGCGGACGCTGGTGGATTTGAGCCGGGACGGGCTGCCGGCGTGCTCCAGGTAGAGCTGGCCGCCGGCAAAATCCTTGAATTCGCGCCGGTTGCTGCCGTTGCGGCTGTCGGTGCTGGTCAGGGTGGCGCGCACCGCCGGGCATTCCTCGATCATGGGGTTGAGCTTCTGGGCCGTCCATTTGTGCATGGAGACTTCGCCCGGCAGGGTGACCATGATCGGGCCGGGGTTGTGGTCCATGCTGTAGCCCAGGGCGTTGACGGCGACCTCGGTCTTGCCGAACTGGATGGGGAACATGAGGACGACGTCCTTGACCGACGAGCGGGCGGACAGGCAGTCCATGGGCTCGCGCAGGGGCGGGTTGCGGTCGGTGCGCCAGCGGCCGGGCTCGGCGCTGCCCTTGCTGGACAGGCGGCGCTCGAGGTCGGCCCACTGAGAGACGGTGAGCGGCTTGCGCGGGGCCAGGGCGCGGGACATGGCGGCGGCGATGAGGCGAGTGGCCGGCGCGTACATTAAGCAGCCTTGCCGATCTCGGCGAATTTCTCGGCCAGCTCGCCGAGTAGTATTTCGACCTGGTCGGCGAGCATGGCGCGGATCTGTTGCTCGTCGGCAATGGCGGCGAGCTGGGGCGCCAGGAGGTCGGGGAATGTTTCCAAGCGCGAGCGCAGGGTGACGGCTGCGCCGGCCACCACGCCGAGCACCACTGACGATTCCATGAGTTTTCCGCAGCGCTCCTCGAAATCGAGGCGCGAAAGTTCAGCGCTGTAATGTTCCTTGCGCTCTCGGCTGTCGGCAAAGGCGGGCTCGACGACGGCGGACCGCTCCGGCGCGCCGTTGCTTCTCGCAATACTGGCCTTGGATTCTTCAACCAGAACGCGGCCGGAATCGTCCATCACCAGGCGCCCCGCTTTCTTCAGTGCCGTGACGTAGCTGCGGGCGACGCCGATCTGGCGGGCGAAGTCAGCCTGGGTGGAGGTGGTCACTTGGCGCTCCGCAGGGCTTGTTCGATGGCCGCGCCGAATTGTGCCGGCCAAACCCGATTGACGATGCGCTCGGCGATGGCTGGGAAGTCGAAGCGCTTTTTGTATTTGGCGGCGATGACCGGGAAAACAATGAGGGGGATGAGTTGGTGACGGGCGCCTATCTCGACGCGCTTGTAGATGCCGCGGGGGAATTTTATGCCGCCCTGGTCGACGGGGTCGCCGTAGAAGAGCTCGACCTTGTTGCTGACGGCGATGCGGCGGGATTTGACCTTGGATAGTTTGCGCTCTTTGTTGGCCACGGCGACGAGCTGGGCGATGAGGCCGCGGGGAATGTTGCCGAATTCGTTGCGGTTGATGGCGGCGGGCAGGCGCAGCCCTCCCCTGCCCGGCTGGCGAATGCCGCCGGCGATTTGCAGGGACATGTATTTGGCCTGGGCGTCCATGAAGCCGACGACGGTTTCGAGCCGCGCCTTGTTGGCATAGCGCAGGACGCGGACACCGCGCTGGGTGAATGGCGTGGGGCGGTCCAGGGCGCGCTGCATTTCTGCCGGCATGGCGTCGGCGACTGCTTTTCCGGTGGCGTTTAGGGCGCGGCTGGCGGCGTAGGCGATTTGCTTTCCGTAGCCGGCGAGGCGCGCCCGGGTTTCTGCCAGCCCTTTTGTGGAGACTTCGATTCTCATGGCGCACTCCAGAACGGGCAGCGGTTGGGGCAGGTAGCTCCGGCAGCCGGCGGACGATGGCAGCGGCGATGGATGGCGCCGGAGGTGGTGACTACCGGTTCGTGGTGGCGACATCCGGTGCAGAAATGGGCCGGCAGGCCGTCGTCGTCGCGCGCCGTTGCGTTTTCTGCCACCGGATGGGGAGTTCCTACCTCGATGCCGTTTTCTTTTGCCCAGAAGGTTGGCTGACCGTCGATGCCGGCCTTGATGGCGGGGTTGATCTGGTCGGCGCCGAAGGCTTGCCGAAGGTCGTCGATCCAGGTGGCGACGGCGGGCATTTGTTGCCGCAGGCTTTGGCTCATGGCGGGCTGTGCAGGGTATTTTTTGGTTGTCGCGATACCCTGCACAGCCGAAACCCTTGTCATTAGGTCGCTGTGCAGGGTGTGCAGGGTGTGCAGGGTGTACACGCGTACGGGAAAGGCGTGTTTATTTCGTGGCGCGCGTATTCTTTGCGCGCGTGCACGTGCGCGTGGTGCCTGCACACCCTGCACACCCTGCACAGCCCTTGTGCAGCAATGGTTTGCGGCTGTCGCGATACCCTGCACAGGGGGCCGTGTACCCTGCACAGCGCTCACGATGCGCGCCTTTCTTCGGTGGCGAAGCCGTGAACGGCGCCGGCGAATTGTCGGCAATGGTCGCCCAGCCAGGCGGCTTCGGTCTGGTCAACGGGTTGCGCGCTGCGGTTTTTTTCCAGGGCGCCGGACGGCGGGATGATGACGGTGCGGGGTTCGGTTGCGGTGGAGTGCTCCAGGGGATAGATGCGGGTGCGCTTTTTGAGCCACCCCTGCTGGTGCTCGATGGCGCCGAAGAAGTGGTTGCTGGCCCTCGGGCGAGTTTCGCCGTTGGCCCGGCACCACTTTAGGTAGGCGGCGTAAAAGTCGGTGGACAGGCACGGGCAGATCGGGAGCGCCAGGTCGCCGAGCAGCCATTCGGTGGCGAAGCGTATCTCGGATGGCGACGACAGGGCGATGAGGCGGCCCTTGGCTTCGGTGTAGGGCGGACGCTTCTTGGGGTGAAAGCCCGATAGGTCGCGCTGCATGAGGAAGTGGTAGAAGGCGGCGACGCCGCCGTGCTCCAGTTCCAGGAAGACCCTGTCGTAGTATTCCTCGGATAGGGCCGGCGGAGTGTAGATGACGAGGTGCCGGCGGTCGTCGTTGTCGAGCGGTAGCGGCTGGCCTTCGTTGGACAGGTAGGCGATGTTGACCTGGTTGCGCTGGCGATAGGCGGCGATGTTCTTGGGGTTTATGCGTATCCACTCGCCGGTGACCAGCTCCTTCAGCTCGTTTTTGATGTGCCACATTTCTGCACGGGTGACGACTTCTTCGGCCAGGATGAAGAGTTTGGAGTCGGACCAGTCGCTGTTGAATTTGTCCTCCAGGCCGCGCTGGTTGAGGACCGTGGAGTAGTCGCCGTAGATCTTGGCCAGGGTCTGGAATACGGTGCTTTTTCCGGTTCCCTGGGGGCCGTGCATGATGACGGCGCTGGCCATCTTGGCGCCCGGGTTTTGCAGCGGGTAGGCCATCCAGTCGAGCAGCCATTCGTAGGCGTCGCCGCCGTGCTTGTCGGCGCTGCAGAGGTATTCGAGCAATTCGAGAAGATGACCGCACTCGCCGGCCGCCGGCGCCATGGGCCAGCCCTGCCAGGTGTTGAGTTTGACGCCACGATCCTTTCCCGATGGGTCGAATCCGACTTGGTCGAGGTAGTAGGCACCGCGACTGACCCAGTAGGGGTGACGCTTAATGTCATCGCCGCGCACACCAGCGGGAAGGAGCGCGATCATCTGGGACTTCTTTGCGACCTTGTTGGTCCAGCGGTCGTAGACGTAGTCTCCCGTGCCGTCATCCAGCGGGACGAAGCGCTCGACGATCTCGTCCAGTTCCATGATGGCCATGGCCTGCCGGCGCTCCCCTCCCCCCTGGGCACAGTTCACGCCGGCTTGCGGCGGGGAAGAAACCGTCCAGCCGATGCCGGCGAGGTGGTCGTCGACCTGTTTGGCCACGACGTGGAGGCCTTCCGCCAGGTGGAGGTCGTTGAAATCGGTGGGGCCCTTCTTGGTCGTCGGGCGATCCTCAGAGAAAACCGGAATGACCACGGAGCCGTCGACGGCCAGGGCGGCGGTCTTGGCGTGGGCCACACCTGGGTTTCCTTCGGTGCGGTAGTCGTCATCGGCGCAGATGAGGATCTTGGCCCGCTTATATTTGGCGTGCAGCGCCTGGGCGACCGGCAGAAGGTTTCCGGCATCGAACGCGACGGCGACCGGGTGGCCAGTAGCTTCGTGGATGCTGGCGGCGGTGGCGTAGCCTTCGGCAATCAGCAGCAGTCGATCCGGGTTTCCGATCAGAAAGAAGTGGCCCTTCTTGGCAAGGCCGGCGGGCCAGAAATCCTTATCCCGCCCGCCCTTCTTCTCGGCATAGATCACCTGCAGGCCGTGAATTCGGCGCTCGGCGTCGAGCATGGGGATGACCAAGTTTCCGGCCGGAGAGTAGCGGACACCATAGCCGTTGACGCCCTTGCGCTCCAGGTAGGAACAGGCGCCGACGGGCTGGCACTTGCGCCAGGCGATTTCGGCGCGCCGCGCCGCGGCCTCGTTCTTGCGCCTTGCCTCGGCCTCGCAGCGCTTCTTGTCCTCGGAAATACGTGCCTTGAGAGCGGCCATCTGGTCGGCGGTCATGGACTGCCGGTCGGTCTTGCTGATCTCCACTTTCTGGACGACGTTCTCGGCCCCCCAGAACGCGCCGAAGCTGCCGACGATCAGAATTCCGGATCCATCGCTCTTAGGCAACTCATAAAGCTGGAACCAGCCGCGTTTCTCCTTACCCCCGTCCCGGTGCCGGCAGCGCCGGCGCTCGCCGACCACTACGTCACCGGCAACCAAGTCAAGGCCAAATGCCTGCATCTGAGCCAGCACCGCGTCAAAATTCACCCAACTCATTGCATACCCCGGGCGTTCACTATGTTCACAGCCCACTACCTACCAAAGCATCGCGGCGCGAATGACC